CTGTATCAACAGGGGAGATGCGTACCGCGTAGTCTGCTAAGTCCTCTAGCTTGCCTTCTATCTTCTCTTCTGCTAAGTCGTTAATGCGACCCTTTAGGTTCGTAAAAGTAGTTTGAATACTCATGTTACTCACGCACCTCGCAGATATAGCAAACTGCATTCCCACCAGAGAATATCGTCTGGACATTAACAATAGAAACAGCGTCACCTTGACCAAGGATAAGATCTTCGTCATCAGGCTCTACAGTAAGACCTAAAGCTGGCAGTACGCAACGACGGTAGCCTCTCCTGACTTCATCTCCAAAGGGAAGCCCTACAGAGAAATTAAAGAAGTAACCTTTTGTCACATAGTCTGTCGTAGAAGACCCTGTAAGAGATCCAGTGGCAGGGTCGTATGTACCAGCGTTGGTCTGCTTACGAAGTGTTAGCTCTTCTCCGTAGTCTTTGACTAGCTTAAGTAAGTCGTGAGAACGAAAGTTCATACTTTAGCTCCTTATTCATACTCAGAAGGATCGTGGCTAGAGAGGTTCTTAAAGCGATCTCTACGGAATGAACCTTCGATACGATCAGTGTTGCCACGTACAACCTTAACACGGGTCTTACTAATTCCTCCAGCTAGTATACCTACAGAAGAACCTGATGTTTTACCCTTGTACTCTAGGTTGTCAGCTAAGGTGCGATACTGTTTAGAGAGGTCACTGTAGTCAGACTTGAGCGCCCCATCTAACTGAGTTGTAACCAAACGGGAATACTTAGAGGCTACAGCACGCGCAGACCATGCCGCAGCTAGGTATGCAGAATCCCCTGTCTCAGACAGAGAGAACGTGATCTCTTCGTCCTGCAACTGTTGGTCATCAGTGTCTGTGTCACCAACCAGCAAACGGACAGTGTTAAGGCGACCTGAAGCAGTCGTCGTATTTAGGTCTGTAGGGTCATAGGACCAACTCATTTCAGGTCTCCTTGTTGTTTATTCTCCGAGAATGTCGTCTCGGAACTTATAGAAGTCCTCAGTAATCCAAGGGTTCTTTCGTAGGAAGGAGCGAAGTAATCCTCGCTGTTTATCATCAATCTTAGACTGACGACACCTTTTGTCCTTAAGCTCTTCCGCAGAGGTAGTACGTTTCTTTACCTCACCATTCAGAAGACCTACAAGAGCATAAAGTTGCTCTGTGTTCATCTCACTAAGACGATCACCAACCTTATTGTCTTTCTCTAAATCTTTATTGTGGTACAGATAACCAGAGGCGTACAAGGTATAGATCTTATAAGGATCCATCCGACGCTCTTGCCAGTTAAAGTGTTGACCTCTAGTCCAAGACGTGTTAGCTGCTTGAAAAGAGTTCTTAACGAAGACAGGCCAATCAACCTGAAAACCTAACCATGTAGGGTGCATATCGTATTCCTATTGTGTTGTTGTGGTATTTTATAATTGGGTTAGACCCCAAGCCGAAGCTCAGGGTCTACCTTTAGTAAGTAGCTTACGCTACAACGCTGTCGAAGAAGTAACCAAGGTCAGCACCGATGACTTTCATGTCGTCTGCGCACTTAACTTGGATCATCTCTGCAACCTGAAGGCGCTTCAGAGCGTCGTCCGAGAAGGACTCAACTGTGATACCGAGGCCACCAACGTTAGGGATAGCATCCCATGTGAAGATAGCGCCAGAAGCTGGTGTCTTAAGACCCATTGCAGAAGGCTTATAAGCCAACATAGCGTGCTTGCCACCGATGAAGTCGATGTTATCTGCAAGACCTTCTTTAGCGTCGTTGTAGACAGCTTCCATGACCAAGAACTGCTCGACCTCAAAGATCTCAGCCAACTTAGCATCTGTGACCAGAGCAGTGTTAGCAACAGTAGCACCACCGTTCAAACGAGCGAGGATGTCTGGGTGGTTCACGAGGATGTCACGTACCGCTTTACCAACAACCATACAGTTTGGCTTGTAACCACCAGACTTAAGCTGCATCGCACGACGAGCGTTAGTCACGTCAACGATTGGTGTAGAGTTCGTGTAGTCAGACCACAGGTTAGCAGGAGTAGCTTCTGTACCCCAAACGCCAGCCTTGAAGAATGTGTCAGCCCAACGGACTTCACGGTCAATGAGGATCTTTTCGATCAGGACGTTAGCACCCTGCGAACGGGTCTCAAGCATTGTGTCTTCGTTAGCAAGCTCCTGCTCTGAGAAGTCCATACCGAGTCCGCGTACGTCTGCGAAGTAGTTGTCATTCGAGAGGGCCATACCAACACGGTTTACTTCAGTACGTGGCGCAAGCACCTTAACGTCACCGTGACGAAGACCTTCACGGCCATACTTGTAGAACTTGTTGGACTGCTTGTCAACAGAGATAGTGCCGAACACTTTGTCTGCTACGAAGTTAGATGTTTCCTGAGCATAAGCAATGGTCAGGTTAGTCAGAGGCACATCAATGTGTACCTGCGATGGTGTCAACATAGGCATAGTATAGTTTTCCTTTCAAACAGCTTACGCAGAAGCGTTGCCGCCTTGGATGAGTTCGATTTCGATAACCTGTGCAGTAACACCAGCTTCACGAGCGTAGCCCATGATGATGTCACCTGTGGTTGCGTCTACAGCACGACCAGTTGCGTCAGTAGCAACAGCGCCACCAGCGGTAACAGTGCCACCAGCTTCTACCATAACAGAGCCAGTCATTACGACTGTTACTGCACGAGCAGCAGCGCCTTCAACGAGCAGAACGCCTACGCAGTTCTCACCAGCCGAGTCAGCCAGATCAACAACGTTACCAGCTTCAAGAGTTACGAATTTGAATTGTGCCGCAGACAGGTCTTCACCAGCGACGAAAGTGCGTGTGTCACGCGATTGCATAGTAGCCATGAGTTATTCTCCTTTGTAGGCTTTAGCGATAAGGGACTTGCCTTCTTCAGTCTTAGCGACAGCCGCATAAGCCTTGGCGTAATCCTTTTTGGTAAGTCCATGCTCTTCCATGTGAGACTTAACCATATGTTCAACTTTATCAGATGCAGAGGAGAACTCTCCGTCTACGTCTGCTTTACCGAACTCTTCCATTTTGTCTGCAAACGCTTTGTCCGCAGCAGCAAGAGCTTCCATCAACATATCTACTTCGTCCATCTTAGACACAGCAGACAGCAGACCTTTTGCAGCCTCAACAGAGAAATGCGGAAGGACTTCTTCAGCTTTCTTAGTTAGGGCCATATCAGCTTTCTCAATCTCAGCAGACTCCAATGCCTTAAGAATAGGCGCTGGGATATCAGCCTTATTGATTTGCTCACCTTCGTACTCGACGAACTCCTCTGGAGCTTTCTTTTCGATGGATTCAGCAGCGATAATGTAACCTTCGTCAATTAGACCCTTGCGGAGACGCTCATTCTCTAAGGTGAGCTTCTCAGCGTCAGCCTTAAGAGTTTCGATCTCAGCATTGGGTTCTTCAGCAGGGTCAGCTTCTTCAGCCTTCTCTACGCCATAACCCAAAGCCTTCATGGCCTCATCTTTACCGCACGAGTGCTTCTCCATGTAAGCCTTGAGCTTCGCGTCTTGTTCATCAGTCATCTTATTGATGTCCTTTGTGTTGTGGGTATCGTCCCGTTTGAAAAGAGTAACCATCGCTTCTGCATTGGCTGGACGATCAACCAAAGATAGCTCCTCTAGTTGTAGTTCGAGCAACTCAGTCGCCATTGTACTCTCCTTTGACCGCACGACCCCCAATACTGAAGGCTGCGAGTTCTCCACTTTTAACCTTAGCCCAGACCTCATCGTCATAGACCTTAAAAGCAACTAGCCAACCTTCACGGTCAGCCTCTAGCCCAACGGATTTATTGATCTCATTAGTGCAGGGCCACGAGTGAACCACTACACCTACTTGATCTCCATCGTGCATCTCTTTACCTACACGCACATGCTCCATGAAGTTATTCACGGCCTTTACGAGCGTATTAGGTTTAATTACGTCACCCTGACGATCCACTACAGGTTCGCCTTTCTCGGTGATAACAGAGGCCCATCCGTAGACTAGCCTCTGCTCTTCATCAGACTTGAGGATTTGACCCTCGACGCCTTTTGTCATTTGTCCCACAGAGGTTCCTTTCGACCACATACGACAAGACCAGTATCGGGCGCTAGTCTTGTCTGTTGCTGTATCACATGAATGACGAGACCTGAAGTTAGCACGAGCCTTGGGATCGTCCCTTCGGATTTCCATGTTAGGATCACCGAAGGTAACTTTCTTGGTCTTGTCACCGTCCTTGACGTAGACCCCGAACTTCTTTGAGCTACCATTAGGTAATCGGAAAGGTTTGTTCAGGGGCTTGTCAGCTTTATTGATTTCATCCTCTGTTGGGAGGGTATCTGGATCATACATTAGTTATTCCTACAACAATGCTGGTATTAAGGCTGCATTAGCCAGTTGGGCAGATTCAGCAGCAGTTAGGCCGCTTGTATCCCTTTCGATAACAACAGCCCTTGTGGAGACCTCCAACCTGAGAAAAGCGTCATAACCTGATGTCTGCTCAAACAAGGGAGTGTCAGGATCACGAGGGAACAAGTTACCTGCAACAATGATCTCCCCATCATCCGAAGG